AGGTTTCCAACTTCAAGTGCTGTCTTCGCTCCTCGTCGCTTCATCAAATCTGCAGTCACGGCATTCACAAGCACACTCTTTCCTATTCCTGAGCAACCACAAAACATCGCTATCAACGGTTCAGTACGGGGTATCATAAATCCAGCTCCGGATCTATGCGCCTCTTCTCTCAAACGACTTGCAGCTAACAAGTAATTTCTAAATGCCTGCTGCTTATCGAATGGAACTCTCAAACTGTCAAACACCTGCGCTATGTGCAATCCTCGCACATACAACTGATCTGCCTTCGTCTGTGAAACCGCGTCTGATTTGATCTTCATGCTTCCTCCAAGGGTAATGAACTCATCAACATCCTTCATCCAACTTGAGACTCCTGACATTGCGTCAAACTCTTCCTCTGTGTGTCCACAGATGTACTTTCGGATGGCGGAAAAAGTTCTCCTCGACAACTCTGTTCCAAACGCCGCAATGTCACTCGCGCTCTGAACTGCATTTGGAAGATGGCGAATCCTCAACATCGCCTCATCGAACGTTCCTCTTCCTGGAATCTTCTTCAGAATCAAACCAACTATACACAAAAAAGAAAAACCACTCAAATAATGCAAAGCCTTCACAAACTCGAACTCTTTAAAATACTTCAAAAGGGTGGAAACTTCTTCTGCTTCTGGCACATCATCGCCAATGCACGCTTCTGCTCGTTCAGTTTCTTTTTCCTTCTTCAACATCTCAGAGTATCGATAACGAATACCTCCCTCTTTTGAGGTAGACGCAACTGGTTCTGGCTCAACAACATTCTCATAGCCTCTCCTAGGACGGACAATTCGACTCTTCAAACAATTATATGCCTTTGACAAGATTCCCGACAAAAACTGACACGACTTCGACGCTACTCCAAGCATTGCTGCTAAAGACATCAAAGTACATGAAATCGTCACCGGGTCACCTAAATTCTTAAACAAAATAATCATCAAAGAGAAAACACCTATAAGTTTATTCGCAAGACTATCAGTACTAAGATTACTCAAAAACGGAAGGGCGGCTAGGATCCCATTTAAGTCCAGATGATGTGCTACATCGACGTCCAATCGTATCTGCATCTCAGCTCTTTCAACCTCTAAATGCTCCACTCTACCATTTCGACGTGTCACTCCGAAATAATTCAAAGGATATAGCGGGGCAAAATCTTCATAAACTTCTCGTTGAACATCAGGATCTCTCACGTGATACTTCGCCAAATAAATCAACCTCTGCTTTAGTGCGCCACGCGACACTGAAAACATCCTGATATCCGTCATCTTCGACACACCGGGGTCACATTTATCTCCAATCGTCGTCTCTTCTTCACTCGAGGCAAGGGAGGGACACGGCTCATGACAAATGCTTTGTTTCAAGGTTCTCTGAAGGTCAATCAAAGAGCCTTCCATCGCGTCAAACGTAGAAATGGAATGCTTCTCTTCAATAATCACCTCAGGTTCAAAAATCGTTCGGGTTTCGTCAACATGCGTAGGAATACCTGGCTGGATCGGTCCGCCAGAAGGACACTCGTTACTTTGTGAAATTGTGGGGGTTTGTTTTGTCAACTTCGGAAACACTGTCTCCAGGGGTCAACGCCCTGCTCCATCGTGTTGTAGCACAAACTGTCTCTACAAGCGAGTAGAGCAAAATTTTGTGGACAGAACAGACAAATTGAATAAATTACGCTCCTTATTTGGATTTTGGCGAAACGCAACATCATCAATCTTACTATACAAACACTCAATTCTGGGCTAAACAAACGCTGAAACAAAAAGAAAAGGTTTTATGGTAAAATTGGAACATTTACTTTCTCGGTGGAAATCTTCAATAACACCGCGTCTTCGACGAGAGATGGTCGTTTATTTCTCCATAAAAGGGCCATCAACAAATAGACATCGACCAGATGAGGGGCAGTCGCCTTATCTCGAAAGAGCCTGCTCGGAAACGCGCCTTTATCGTTGGCGAGACGTCAAAACATCAGTATGTGGG